GACGGCAGGTTGACCCTTATGACCCGACCAGGCCGGCAGTTGTAGCCGGAAAGGTTCATGGGAATGCTGATGGTCCCACCCGCCCGCCGGCGGCGCAGTTCGATGTTTGCCAGGCGCTGAGCCTGGTACGGATCAGTGACATAGGAGAAGGTCAGCGTCTCCGCCGCCTCCCCACCGTCTTCGACAACCCACTGATCCACTTGCACTTCGGGATAGTCGGTTTCGGTCCAGGACTGCGAAGGGTCAATGAAGGTGCCGCGCACCGTGTTGATGGCAGAATCGTTGGTTGGCTCGGTGCTGCCAGTGATGGTGCCCACCACCATGTCTTCGGTGATCTCGAAATCATACGGACCGTAGTACGCGCCCGTCTGGAGCATCCAGCGACCACCTACACGGATAAGCTTGCCCGCGCACGCCGCCTCAAGTTTCTGCAATACACCTGTGCGTTGCTCGTCAGCGCCGATTACGCAAGATGTCCGGTAGCGCGGACTGGCCGATCCGTCAGCGTTGGTGACCGTCTCATCGCAGACGTTGGCTGCACTGGCAAAAGTCGAAAACACAATCTCATCATCCGGCACACCGCAGCGCGTGCGCAGGTACCAGAGAATGTGCAGCGCCGTGTTTGCGGAATACCCGGATGTCCCAGTGCGCGGGTCATAAATATCGTTGCGGCCACGAACCACGAAACGCGCATCCGGAATGCCCGATGGAAACTTCTCGGCGCTGTACCGGAAAGACACGCGCACGAACGAGAGCCCGCGGCCGATCTGGCTTTCCTTCCACCCCGGGCAATTGGCAAGAAGGAAGGCGTTTACTTGCGTTGGATTGACGACCAGTTCATAGCTGGCGAACTCGCCGAATGTACCGATCTCCTCTTCGCCCAGGTAGATATTTTCCAGCGCGTCGATGCCGCCCTCACAGAGGACGTAGACCATATGCAACCATTCGCCGTCTCCGACAGTGCCGGACTGCTCCTGGCCCCAGGCAAGCACGCCACCGGTTGCAGCACGGCCCAGGATGAAGCGCACTGGAGCCTTTGAAGAGCGCAGTGTCTGCGCTGAGGGCTCGTTGTCGCGAAGTGGCGATTTGGTGTTGAGCTTTTCCTGCTGCTCGGCAGCATAAAAGGCCAGGCCGGCACCGATGATCGCACCGACAATATTGCCTTGAGCAAAACCAATTACCGCGCCGACGGCAACTTGGGCAAGTTTTTTTACGCCAGAACTCATTCAACCCTCCACGCGGCCAGTGGCGCGCACTCAACCCGGGCGACACCGTCTTCAGTGGTTGCCCAGAAATCACCTGCCCAGAACACGGCCATACTTCGGCCGCCAGGCGCGTCGTACAACACCACGTCACCGCGCTGAATGAAGGCCAGGGACACCCGCGTAAAGCAGGCATCCCATGCCGCTTCAAGGCTGCCGTGCTGTTTCCTGAGCTGCCGCTTTGCTCCCCTCTCGGTCTTGTATTTTCCGCGGTACTGCTCGGCAGGATCGACACCGCACACAGCAAGAGTGCAATCCGCGGCAAACAGGCAGCAGTCAAATTCGCCCCATGAAAAAGGCCGCCCGTGGGCAGCCTTGATAACGTCATGAAGACGCGTGGTCCAATCTCTATGCCGCATGGTGTCTACTCATAGGTGAATGTCGGTGCGTCCTTCTTCGACCCCCAGTAAATGGGCCACTCGGACATCTGGGCGATGGCGTAAAAGAAGCGGTCGCCGTCATGACGCGCACGGTGGTTTTCGTCGGTGAACCGCTCGGTACCGGTACGGCTCCACTCGGCCATACGGTCGATCACCGGAACGGCGATGCTGTTGCCTTCCTGACCATTACCAGCAAAGGAAAACTTGGCGGCATCCATGCGCCCCGAGAAAAGGATGTCAGCGGCATAGGTGCCGTTCTCGTCGAACACCACGAATATCACCTTGGCCAACCGCCCGCGACAACCGCGCACATTGGTCTCGGACAGGATGTACGCATCGAGGCCGCTCAACGTCAGCTCAACCGACATCGGCGAGCTTGAGTTGTCGCTTTCCTGGGACTGACTCACCTCGCCGAAATTGCCGACTCCCAGATAGGTAATGCCGTCGATGACGAGATCGCCGGTACCGGTATGTGCGAAGACCATGCCGTCGACAAAGTCCAACTGCACGGCATAGACGGGCATGAACTTGCCGGTGGCGATGATGTTCACCACGCTCTGGCTGAATGGGAATGCTGACGGCATCAGAAAGCCTCTCGAAACTGAAAGCTGCCGTTGGCCACGACGGGCTGAACAGTCAGCTGATTGGTGTCATCCACTCGGCGCATCTCGGAATAGGGGTTGCGATACTCCACGGCAGCCCCGGGCGTGATAGCCCGGCGAATCCGTTTGTTGAGAAACACCTGAACCCGTCCCTGAACGTTCGATGCGGCGTCGTCCACCACCTCAAACATCTCACCGGCGATGGAGATGTAGTCGCCAAAAGAAAAGACCTTCTGGTTCGGCGTCACCCCACCCAAGATCATGTTGGTGGCTTGGGCATTTGCTGTGGCCACCACCGGTGCGCCAATGTTGTCGGACCTGGTACGCGTGAAGGCAGGAATATTCACCGTCCCAAACATGCCCTGAAGGCGGCCCAGCAGCGCCGTTACTTCGCGCTCGTCCTCATCAAACAGGCCATCAAAGCTGAGCGTGCACAACCAGTAGGCCCCCGGATAGCCCATGATCTGCTGGGCGTTGGACAGCGTCGACGTGAAGGCCCGGTTGTTGTAGACCATGCCCCAGGTCATTTGCGACGGCCACAACGCAGCCGGCCAAGCGATAGCCATGAAGTACTCCTACAGCCGTTTACCGGCGATTGATTAGCTGACGGGCGGGGCCGTTTTGTTTGAGGTCCTTGAGCACCATCTGGTAGCCGCCTTCGGCACCACGTCGCGCCGCCTCCTGGATACGGGCGAGCGTGGCTTCGTCAGCATTGCCCTGTACGGTGATGTGCTGCGTGATTCCGCCAACGGACACTATTGCAGCGGATTCAGCTGCTGACGCCTCTGATCCACCAATGGCCCGAACGCCGAGCGACCCATCAGCCGCCCGAGTGAGCGGCATGATTGCCTCGGGGCCGGCTTCCGCGAAGATGCCGGCGCCCTTGGCGAAGGCGAAGGTCTGCGGTGTGTCGTAGACACCGCCAGAATACGATGACAGGCTCGCAGAGCTGTAGACACCACCTTTGGCGTTGGCCACCATCGCGCCTTCGCTGAAGCCGGTCATGGTTCCGCTGCCAGCCCCCCAGCCCGTGAATGCGCTGAATGCACTGCTGAGGAAACCGGCAGCGGCTTGCCGAACCTGAATTCGAATCAAGTCCTCGATAATCGAGTCAGCCATATCCTTAAAGGACAGCTTCCCCGTTTTAACGAAGTCGACGATGCCATCCTCCAGCCCACTAAAGGCACTGGTGAACATTTGCTTGGTTTGGCCGGCAACATCAGCAGCCTGGTCAACGTAGTCCTGCAGTGCATCCGACGCACCGTTTGACCAGTCGGACTGGGCGGCATCCACCTGGCTGAAGTAGGTCTGTTGGGCAGCCAGCCGCTTGCCGAGCTCATCCTGCAGAACTTTCGTCTCGCTGGCATAGAGCTCTGGCGAAATCTGTCCGGTGTTGCGTTGTTCGTTCAAGCTGGCCAAGTCAGCCGCGTACTTTTGTCGAAGCGCCAGATCCGCACGCATCCGGTCGCGGGCCTTGTCGCCCATGCCGATGCCGGCCAATTCCTGATCGAAACCGTCCTGTGTGGTCTGCGTACCAGTGGCCTGCGCCGCCTTGAAGGCCGTCAGCTTCAGGTCGTCTTCATTGGCCTTCTTGATCTTATTCAGCGCGTCGAGCTCGGCGGCCATGCCCAGCAGGCGTTTTTTCTGCTCCTCGGTCAGCTTGCCGAGTTTGCCTTCCTGCAGCTCGAAGGAGAGCTTCGCCACCTCGGTGGCATCCTTCTGCTTTTCGCCAGTGGTGTTGATCAGCTCGATCTGACGTTTGTAGCTTTCCTCAGTCGACTCAAACGACTTGAGTTGCTGCTTGGCGGCTGACTCGCCTTCGCTGGCGTTCTTCTTTGAGGCCTTGGTTGCGGCATCATCCGCCGCTTTCTGGGCGTCTTTGGCAGCAGCAGCCGAACGGATGGCGACGATCATGCCTTCCGTGAGGTCAGTGTTTTCCTCAATGAATCGGTTTGCGGCATCCAGGCTGGTTTTGTCCTGAGCGGCGCCGAGTTGCTTCTGCAGTTGATCGAGGTATGCCTGGCCGACACCCGCCGCTTTCGCTTTGGCGGCTGCGTTTCCGCGCTCTGCACGCGTATTTTCGTCAGTCTCGCCGGTCAGGGCCGCAAAGGTCGCTCGTTGTTTATCAAGCTCCGCAGATAGCTCGGTGACGGGGCGTTGGCTTTCCTCAATGGCCTGCGCCATCGACTCAGTGACACCAGGCATAACACGGAGCTGGTCAGCGACGGCCTTCCAGTCGACAGTCATACCGGCCGCCTGATCTTTGGAAGCTTTGCGCACCAGTTCCAGTGCGCTCTGCGCCTCCGCCGGCAGCGGTGCCAGCCCTGTCATTAGACCATCGGCGCCGGCAGCACCGATGTTCCGGAGATCATTCTCGAACTGGTCAGCGATAGCCCCGGCTTTCTGCCCGAGGCGAGATTGCATGTCGTCGATTTCCGACTTCAACTGGCGAAGCGTGACCGATTGAGTGGCCCGATTCAGCGCACCGAAGCGCTCGATCAGCTTATCGATAGGGTCGGCGAGATCACCGAGCTTATCCTCCAGCACGCTGGTGTTATCACGCAACGTCAGAAATGCCGTGGCCGCACCAATGGCGAGCGCTGCAATTCCTAACGGCCCGCCAAGGACGCCCATAATCACGCCGCTGGTACGACTCAATCCGGCCTGAGCGACAGCTACGGCGCTCGTTGCACGCGCCTCCACCATCCTGGCCTCGGCCAACTGGATCGACATTTGAGTCTGTACCGCTGTGCCACGCGCCGCGACGGCCTCTCTTTCGGCCAGAACCACCGAGGTCCGGGCCTTCTGCTGCTCGGCCTCAGCGGCGAGCAGAACAGCCGCGGCTTGCGCCTTTCGTGCGGCAGCATCTTTAAATGCGGCATACGTCGCCACGGCGGCGGTATTCGCGGAACTCACCCCGTACCGGGTCAAGGCAGCGATAGCCGAAACAATGGCAATATCTGCCAAGGTTTCGAAGTTGTTGCCTAGGGCACTAATCCCCCTGCCCAAGACGCCGGTGAAATCAGCTGTCTCGTTCAGCCTGCCCATGTAGACGGTGAATGCGTTCGAGAGGTTCTGCACCGCATCGCGAACTGCGATGCTCATGCTGTCCGCCAATATTCCATTTGCCTCTGCGGACTTCTGCAGGCCTTCGGTCAGAATATCCAGGCTGAGCT